GGACTTGATCTTTACGTCACTGCAAACGTACCGTCAGCAAATGACACTGACAAAGATGATTCAATGCTAATCATCAACCCAACTGCATACACATGGTATGAATCACCAACGTATCGCCTACGCGCTGACGTTATTGCTTCAGGTCAGGTTTCAGTTTCAGTTTACGGATACGGTGCAATTGCAACGAAAATCGGTGCAGGCGCATTCGGTATCAACAAGACCTGATAACTAACCCCCACTAATCATGCGGCGGGTTCTCCCGATCTCGCCGCAGCCGATCGAAAGGAAACGGACATGCCAGTCATTGTTACTGCAAGCCAATTGCGCACGGTGCTTGGCGTGTCCGTTTCACTTTATTCAGACAGTTACCTGGACGAAATTATCAACACCGCTGAAGCGGTCATTTTGCCCATGTTGGTTGCAAACACTTCAGCCGTTAACGCGTACAAATTAGAATCAAATACTGCTTATTTTTACACGGCACGCGAACACCATTTTGTTGCTGGTCAGTCAGTCATTGTTGCTGGTTTGCCTGCGCCCTTTACCGCAACACACACCGTTGTTACCGTCACGCCTTATTCATTTACCGCTGCATTGACTTCATCAAATGTCACATTGCGCGACATAATTCCGACAGGCACTGCAACACTTTCAGGCTATTCAGCAGCTGATCTATACGCAAACACCCCAGCAATTGAATCTGCAATTCTTGCGGTTTCAGTTGAAGTATTCCAGTCACGCGTTGCAGCAGGCGGACAGATCGAAGGCGTAGATTTTGCTTCAACGCCTTATCGAATGGGTCGAAGCCTGACCAACCGCGTGTCCACGTTGCTTATGCCTTACTTGGACGTTGAAACGGTCGTTCAATAAGTGCCAGCCAACGCCGTATCCGAAACCCGTGCAGCCCTAGCAAACGCCTTCAGCGCGCTATCTGCCAACGTGTACCCAAGCGTTCCCGAAGCACCAATTCCACCCGCGATCGTGGTCGTACCCGATTCGCCTTACATGGAAGTTGTGTTGATAGGTAAGTCAAAGACACAGGTCAAAATCAATTTTGCAATTACCGCAATCGTTGCTTCAAATAGCAACGCGGGTTCATTAGATAACCTGGAAAAACTAATCATAGGAATTCTCGCGGCAATGCCCGCGGGATACGTTGTTGGCGTTGTTGAAAAGCCGACAGTTTTGGAAGTAGGTCAAAGTCCAATGCTGGTGGCGGACATAAACGTTTCGACGTACTACACACAAACAACATAGGGGACAAAATGCCAACGACAATCATAACTGGTCGCGATTTAGTCGTGACCATTGCAACCATTAACTACGACGCGCAGGCGACCAGCGCAACACTTGCAAATTCACCAACCGTCGAGACTTATCAGACACTTGACGGCAAGGCTTACAAGCACATTGACGACCAGTGGACTTTCGATCTTTCAATGCTTGCAGACTGGGGCGCTTCAGGTTCATTGTGCGAAGCACTATGGACTGCATGCGAATCAGCACCAAACACAACATTGGCAGTTTCAATGACTGCGGTGACTGGTGCAGTGTTTGCATTCAACGTCATGCCAGTATTTCCAGCAGTCGGCGGGTCAGCACCTGACGCACAGACTGTTGATCTATCATTTATCGTAGTTGGAACACCAACTGAAACGTTCAGTTAAAATCTACTAATCGGGAGACAAAATGAAACTGCCAATCACAATTGAATACAACGACGGCACTCAAATGACCTACACGGCACAACCGCCTGAATGGGTCAAATGGGAAAAGCAATCGGGTCACACCATTGCCCAGGCGCAGGAAAAGATCGGAATTTCCGACTTGGTATTTCTTGCCTATCACGCCATGAAGCGCGAAGCAGCTGGGAAACCAGTCAAGCCAATCGAAGCATGGACTGAGACAATTGCCGAAGTTATAGTCGGTGAAGCAAACCCAAAAGTTACGCAGTCGGAAGCCTAAGTCGAATCGTTTGGGAGATAGCCCTGGCCACAGGGTTATCACCAAATGACTTTCAGTCAGCCGAGGACATTCTGACAATACTTGAAATTTTAGAAAGGCGCGCAAATGGCTAAGGAAGCAATTTCCTACGACAAAGCGGAATTGCGCGCCATTCTTAAATCATTCAAAGCAATGGACGAAGAAGCAACCCAGCAGGCAAAAGTGCAAACGTCGGAACTTGCTGAGTACGTTCGTGACAAAACCATTTCAGCAGCCAATCAATCTTCAAACAAAGTTGCACCCAAGATCGCCCAGGGTTCAAAAGTTTCAAAGTCATCAAAAATTGGTGAGATTTCCTACGGTTTTGCAGCCCAGAAACTTAGCGGCGGCGGCACGACCCAACAGGTTTGGGGCGGTTACGAATTCGGTTCAAATAGATTTAAGCAATTCCCAGTGTGGTCAGGTCGTGAAGGTCGTGGTTCACGCGGTTGGTTTATTTATCCAACATTGCGCAGCGCACAACCTGAGATCATCAAAAAGTGGGAAGAATCCTTCTCCAAAATTGTGAAGGAGTATGACTAATGGCTGGCAGTCGTACCCTTAAACTTTCAATACTTGGCGACGTTGACAATCTTAATAAATCGCTGAAAACCGCGTCAGATGATGTTGATTCATTCGGCGACAAAATGGGCAAGGTCGGCAAGGTTGTTGGTGCAGCATTTGCCGCAGCCGCAGCCGCTGCTGGTGCTTACGCAATCAAAATCGGCGTTGAAGGCGTAAAAGCAGCCATTGAAGATGAGAAGGCACAGACACAATTGGCACTGGCGTTGGAAAATGCCACGGGCGCAACCCAGGCGCAGATTAAGGCAACTGAAGATTCAATTCTTCAAATGTCACTTGCCACTGGTGTGGCAGATGATCAATTGCGTCCAGCATTAGGTCGCCTGGTTAGATCGACGGGCGACATTACAAAGGCGCAAGATTTACTTTCAACCGCATTGGACATTAGTACGGCAACAGGCAAACCTTTGGAAACCGTTGCAAACGCATTGGGCAAGGCTTATGACGGCAACACCGCTGCACTAGGCAAATTAGGCATTGGAATTTCAGCTGCTGAATTAAAGACAATGGACTTCACGGAAGTTCAAGGCAAGTTGACAGATTTGTTTGGTGGCGCAGCCGCTGCAAACGCTGAAACTTATTCAGGGCGAATTGCACGAATGCAGGTTGCATTTGACGAAGCAAAAGAAACAATCGGTTTTGCATTGTTGCCAATTCTTGAAAAAGTTATTGGTTTTATCAACACAAATGCGTTGCCTGTTATCAACGCGTTTTCAGGTGCGTTCAGTTTAGACGGCAAAGGTTTGGGCGGCGTTATCACTTCCGTGGGCAACACAATTGTCACAGTATTCACGCCGATCATTGAAGGTTTGTTGTCTGCATTTAATAAAATTAAAACTGCGATCACAAATAATAGTGAAGCATTTTCAGCATTCGCAGAAATAATTCAAACCTACGTTGCCCCGGTGGTTGGAACAGTTTTGGGCGGCGCAATCAAGGTGGTTGGCACTGCGGTCAGTGGCGTAATCAATTTAATTGGCAACGTTGCAAATGCGGTTGTGTCAGTCGTTAACGGTGCAGTTTCTGCGGTAAATGCGTTAATTGCTGCGTACAATAAAATTCCGATTTTGCCTGACATTCCATTGATTCCAAAAACAACTGCACCGACAATCACAATTCCGAAAGTAAGTGGGACTTCGTCGGGTACGACAACAATTCCAAAAATCGCCGTGCCAAGCGTTTCAGGTGGTTCAACTTCGTCAGGTGGCGGCGGTGGCGGTGTTGCTTCAGTTGTTACTTCAACGGCAGCAGCAGCAATCGCGTCAAACAATGTGGTTTCAGGTAATTTCAACCCTGGTTCATTCCGCGCAGCTGAAGCCGCTTCAATGGGCACAACTATCAATTTGACCGTAACTGGCGCGCTGGACAAAGAAGGCACTGCCCGCACAATTGTTGAAACCTTGAATGATTCTTATTACCGCGGCACGGGTGGTGCAGGAAGCCTTCAAATAGCATGACGCAATGGTCACCAATTTGGAAAGTCACTATCGACGGCACGGAATACACTGACGCGGTTTTGGCTAACCTGGTTATTCGTAGCGGTCGAACAAACATTTACGAGCAAGCGCAAGCGGGTTATACCAACATTCAATTGATCGACGTGAACCAAACTGCAATTCCCGTTCAAATCAATTCAACCATTTCAATTCAGGTCAAAAACACTTCAAACACATTTGTGCCAATCTTCGGCGGTAACGTTGTGGACATTGGTTTGGAAGTGCGTGACGTGGGTTCAACCATGTTCACGCAGACCTATTCGATCACTGCATTAGGCGCGTTGGCACGTTTGCCAAAAGCATTGACCAACGGCGTGCTTTCAAAGGAATTTGACGGCGATCAGATTTACGACATTCTTAGCGACGTTTTGTTCAATACCTGGGCGCAGGTTGCACCGTCGGTCACATGGGGCACATACACACCAGCGGGCACGACGTGGGCAACGGCTGAAAACAACGGGTTGGGCGAAATCGATCGTCCAGGAAATTACGAATTGGCAGCGCGCTCATCAAGCCGAACCGACGTGTATTCACTGGTTTCAGCACTGGCAACGTCAGGACTAGGTTATTTATACGAATCCGCAACGGGGGCGATTGGATACGCTGACAGTACTCACCGAACCAATTACCTGGCTGCAAATGGTTACGTCGATCTTGACGCAAATCATGCGCGTGCGGCTGGACTTCGAATTCAAACCCGCGCAGGCGACGTTCGAAACAGTGTGACAATTAAATACAACGCGACGAGCAGCGCCGAACAATCTGCCAGCGACGCAACTTCAATTGCTCAATACGGCACACTTGCCCAAATTATTGAAACAACGCTTCACAATTCAGCTGACGCAACCGCCCAGGCAAATTTCTATTTGTCATTACGTGCCCAACCGCAACCAATCTTTAGTGAAATTTCATTTGACCTAACAAACCCCGAAATTGATAACTCAGACCGTGACAACTTAATCAACATTTTCATGGGTGAAGCCATTGCGCTGAACAATCTGCCGTTGAACATGGCTTCGGGTACTTTTCAGGGCTTCGTCGAAGGTTGGTCGTTTCAGGCAGCCTATAACCGTTTGAGCGTTACATTGCTATTGTCGCCATTGGCTTATTCATTGCAGGCAATGCGTTGGAATGACGTGCCAATAACCGAAACATGGACAAGCGTGTCGCCGACACTTGACTGGGAAAATGCAACAATTGTTGCCTGATAAGGAGAAAACATGACAAACCCAACAAGCAATTTCGGGTGGCAAATGCCAACTTCGACGGACTTGGTCACAGACCTGCCCGCAGATTTTGAAGTTTTTGGTCAAGCCGTGGACACATCATTGGCTGATCTGAAGGGCGGAACAACGGGTCAGGTACTTGCAAAAGCGTCAAACACCAACATGGATTTCACATGGATAGCGCAAGACGACAGTTCTTTGACTATCAACGCCCAAACGGGTACGTCATACACCGCCGTGATTGGTGACGCAATAAATACTTTAGTCACCATGGACAACGCTTCAGCAAACACTTTTAACATTCCAACAGACGCAAGCGTGAATTTTGACATTGGAACAGTGTTGAACATTTACATGAAGGGCGTGGGAATTACGACAATTACTGCCACAACACCAGGAACAACCACCGTGGTTTCAGCAGGTGCGACAATTGGTTCACCAGTTTTGGGACGTTATAAAGTCGCAAGTGCGGTGAAATTAGCAGCTAATTCATGGTTTGTCATTGGTGGAATTTCTTAATGCAAAATCCAATTTTGGGAATTACTGCACAAGGCGCAACCCCGTTTACACTTGATTTTTTGGTCATTGC